CTAAAAAAGTTGGTAATAAAAGAAGAGCATCTTTTTGTGCTAGAATGACAGGTATGAAAAAAAAATTAACATCAGCTAAAACAGCTAGAGATCCTAATTCAAGAATTAATAAATCATTAAGAGCATGGAATTGCTAATGATAGATAGATTTTTTTATAAATTTTTTGGAGCTATTGACAATATTTTTGATAGCGTTATGAATTGGTTCACTGCACCAAGATGTAAATGTAAATTAAAAAATAAAAAGAAAAAATGAGAGATACAAAAGCAATTGAAAATTTTTTAAAAGATAAATACAAAAAAATTACTGAGATGAGTTTGTTTAGACACTTAAAAAAAGAAGTTGAAACAGGGGCTAATGGAACTCAAGATTATATAATCAAGAAAGGTGAAAATAAGGGTAAAAAAGCAAATGTTAAATGAAGAATTAGTAGTAATTAGTAGAATACAGAAATACTTAAAAGAGTCATATCAAAATATCGGTGATGCCATGATTGGTGGAGGTATTGACAATATGGAGAAATACAAGTATATGTTAGGACAGGCACAAGCCTATTTAATAATATCTCAGGAAATCTCTAACCTGCTAGAACCTAAGGAGCAAGAAAATGAACAAGACATCGAAACAGATACCAAAAACGTCATCAAATTTGACGCCGGACATCACCCCAAAAATTAAGTCAGCCCTTTTAGATAAATACGAAGATATCAACAAAAAAGAAATTGAAGGGTATGAACGTTTAAAATTAAAAGAGAATACAAAATTACCACAGCCAACTGGATGGAGATTAGTTATTCTTCCATTTAAAATGCCAGAAAAAACTAAAGGTGGATTGTACTTCGGACAAGATACTTTAGAAAAACAACAAGTAGGATCTACTTGTGGTTTAGTTCTTGCCGTTGGACCTCACGCTTATGATAAATCCAAATTCCCAGAAGGCGCTTGGTGCAAGAAGGGTGATTGGGTAATCTTTGCTCGTTATGCTGGATCCAGGATTCAAATTGATGGTGGAGAAGTAAGACTGCTAAATGATGACGAAGTTTTAGCAACTATAAATAACCCTGAAGATATACTTCATAAATACTAAACATAGAAGGAGAACAAACTATGCCAGAAGAACAAAAAACAGTGGACATTGATACATCAGGTCCAGATACGGAAGTTGAATTAGAAAATTCAGAAACAGAAACAGATAACATTGAGGTATCCGATGAAACAACTACTGAAAACAATGCTGAGTCTAAATACTCATCTGAGAAATCTAGCAAGCAGTCTGATGTTCAGACTAGTGAAACTAAAACAGAGTTTAAAAATAAAGAAGAAGTAGAACAGTATAGTGATGGAGTTCAAAAAAGAATTTCTAAGCTAACTAAAAAGTGGAGAGAAGCAGAGAGACAAAAAGACGAAGCGCTGACTTATGCTGAAAAAGTAATGGCCTCTAAGAAACAGACTGACGAAAAAATGTCTAGATATGAACCTTTGTTTTTTAAAAATACTGAAGAGAGTATTAAAAATGGTTTAGAGGCAGCTAAAGCTAAATTATTATCCGCAAGAGAATCTGGTGATATAAATGCTGAAGTTGAGGCTCAAACTACAATTTCTGAATTAGGATATAAAAATGCAAGATTCTCAGAAACTAAATCTCAACAGGAAGAATTCAACAAACGGAGAGAAACTCAAGTTAGAACTCCAGAAGTTAATTTAGCTAGACAGCCTATGTCTCAGGGAAATCCTGATCCTAAAGCTGAAGATTGGGCTAGTAAAAACTCATGGTTTGGACAAGATAATGCTATGACTTATACGGCTTTTGATCTACATAAGAAATTAACGGATGAAGAGGGTTTTGACCCTACAAGCAACGAGTATTATTCTGAGATAGATAAGAGAATAAGACTTGAATTTCCGCAGAAATTTGTTAATATTAACAATTCGGTAGAAACGGCCAGACCGGTACAGAATGTAGCTTCAGCTAGAAGAAGTACAAAAACAGGTCGCAAAACTGTGAGACTCACATCATCACAGGTAGCAATTGCTAAAAAATTAGGTGTGCCGCTAGAAGAGTATGCAAAACAATTAAACATCACGAAGGAGGCTTAAGCATATGGAAAATAATAATGAAGACAAGAGAACCTCACGTGCGAGTCAAACTAGAGAAAAAACATCTCAGAAAAAAGTTTGGACTCCACCATCAGCTTTAGATGCACCACCCGCACCTACAGGCTTCAGACATAGATGGGTAAGAGCAGAAACCCTAGGTTTCAATGATACTAAAAATGTATCACAGAGACTTAGACAAGGTTATGAATTAGTGAGAGCTGATCAATACCCTGATTCTGACTTCCCTCAAGTTGAAGACGGTAAATATTCGGGAGTAATCGGAGTTGGAGGCCTTGTGCTAACAAGGGTACCGGAAGAGATCGCTGAACAGAGAGCAAGGTATTATGCTGCGCAATCTGCAGAGCAAGTTGAAGCAATGGACAACGATCTTATGAAGGAACAGCATTCGAGTATGCCTATCAATGTTGATAGACAATCTCGTGTAACCTTCGGTGGCTCAAAGAAAAGTTAATTTTTTAACAATTACTACGACCACTGGATAAACTTAACCGTAACTAATTTTTTTAGTTACAAATGGAGATAAATATAATGGCGAACATAGACAATGCTTTCGGATTGAGAGCAATAGGAAAAGTCGGCCAAAATAGAGATAACCAAGGTTTATCCGAATATGGCATCGCAGCCAATTCAACAGCAATCTACCAAAACGACCCCATAATGATGGCGGCAACTGGTAAGATTATTGTTGGTACGGCAGCGGCTGTTCTATTAGGATCACTTAATGGAGTTTTCTATACGGACGCATCAAATCAAAAACCTACATGGGCTAATCACTTAGCTGCATCTAACACTGCAACAGACATTGTTGGATTCGTAAGTGACGATCCTTATGAGAGATTTGAAGTACAAGCTGATGGAGCGCTAGAAGTAGCCGATATCGGACTAAATGCTGACATAGCATACGCAGCTGGGGCAACACCCAACTTTGTATCTAAAGTAGAATTAGATTATTCAGATCTAAAAACTGGTACAGCACAACTAAGAGTGATTGGTATATCGAAAGATGTAGAAAATAATACTGCAGGTTCAACTGATGTTAACGTTGTATGTATTATTAACGAACACTTCTTAAAAGGAACGGTAGGAATATAATGGCTATATCAAGAGGACAACTAGTTAAAGAACTAGAACCAGGTTTAAATGCTTTATTTGGCTTGGAATATAAAAACTATGAAAATCAGCACGCTGAGATCTACAACACTGAATCTTCAGACAGAGCGTTTGAAGAAGAAGTAATGTTATCTGGTTTTGCTACAGCACAGGTTAAACCTGAGGGTTCTGGCGTAACTTTTGACAATGCTCAAGAGACTTACACAGCTAGATACACTCATGAAACTGTAGCTTTAGCGTTCGCAATCACTGAAGAAGCGATTGAGGATAATTTGTATGACAGACTTGCGTCTAGATATACAAAAGCGCTAGCTAGATCCATGGCTCAGACTAAACAAGTTAAAGCGGTAAATCCTTTAACTCAAGGTCTACCTACTACTGATGGATATGATTCAGGTGATGGAGTTTCTCTATTCAACCTATTACATCCTACAATATCAGGTACAGTAGCTAACACACTAGCAACTCAGTCAGATCTTAACGAAACTTCATTGGAGCAGTCTTTAATTGACATCGCTGCAATGACGGACGAAAGAGGTTTGAAAATTGCAGCTAAAGGAATGAAAATGATTATTCCTTCTGCGCTTCAATTTACTGCTGAGAGACTTATGAAGTCTGACCAAAGAGTTGGTACAGCTGATAATGATATCAATGCAATTAAATCAATGGGAATGATTCCACAAGGTTATGTGGTTAACAATTTCTTAACTGATCCAGATGCATTCTTTATCACTACAGATGTTCCAAACGGAATGAAGTACTTCCAAAGATCAGCTATTAAAACAGCTATGGAAGGTGATTTCGACACTGGTAATGTAAGATACAAAGCTAGAGAAAGATACTCTTTCGGAGTTTCTGACTTTAGAGGTATTTTTGCATCAGAAGGTGCTTAATAATTAAATCATTTGTGGCGGGATTTTCCCGCCACATTTTAATAGTAGAAAGTAAAACTTATGAAAAAAACTCTTATCAATATCTGGGCCTACAACTACCACACAAAATTTAATATCGAACATGCTGAAGATACATCTAAAAATGTTGAAAGTGCTATACTTGACAAGTTGGGAGAAAAGAGTATAGTGTGGGAGTATCTCGGACAAAGCTATCATCCGGGACTTAATAGAATAACTTATGAAGAGGTTATCGATGATACAAGACCTATACACACAAAAAAGGTCCTTGGAGTTGAAGTGGCAACAGGAGCATATTGATAATAATAGATATACTCTTAACATGGTCAGAATTGACGATTTAATTAAAAGCATCGTTACTGACATAAAGCTTGAAGAAGCTAGGATTGCCAATGTTCAAAATAGGGTGGAAAACTCTGCTCCACAAGTTTCTGTAGCTACTTAAGTAATAAAGCTACATCGCGTAAATCGCATAAATACCTGGGGATCTCTTGCACTCTACTCAAATCTAGTGTATTATTTCATTACTATATAATTAAATTAATTGAATGCTGACCCATATAGTGGACGGCCTAGAGACAGTATTCATAACAACTAGGAGAATATATCATGGCAACAACTCTATTTAGAGGACCCTTACTTCAAGGTAAAATCAATGAAGCAGGTTTAACTGGATTTAATATTGAAAAAAAAGAATCTAATTATACTGTAGTAAATGGTGATTCAGGAAAAACACTTACATCAAAAACTGATGGTGTTGTTTTTACTTTACCTGCAATCTCAGTAGGAAGAGTAATTACATTTGTAAATACTGCAACTGATGGTACAAATACTTTAACAATTAGTCCTGACGCAGCAGATGGTATTTTGTATGATAACTCTTTAACAGACGATAAAGATATTATTAATACACAAACTACATCTAAAGTAGGTGACTTTGTTGTTCTTGCATCTTTGAACTCAACTGCTTTTTGGACAGTAGTAGACGCTCAAGGTGTTTGGGCAAAAGAAGCATAATAAATAATTAATGGAGCCCTTCGGGGCTCCTATAAATTTTAAGGAGATAAAACATGAGTTCATTTTCAAGTGATCAAACAACTAAAAACTTAGCAGTAATTGCAGCAGACACTCTTTCAAGAACAGGTAGAGCTAGAATTACTTCTATTCAAGGATATGGTGTAGCAGCTTCAACTTTAACTTTATATGATTCAGCTAGTGCAGGTGCACCAGGTACAGCAGTAGCTATTTATAAATATGGAACTGAAGGATTGGAAGTTTATATTCCAGGTTCAGGTATTTTATTTACAAATGGTATTGTTTACAATTTAGCCGGAGCAGGTGGAAGTGTTACATTAACATTAACAGGTGCTTAGGGATCTAAATGGCTAATACTACCTCAGAAACAACTATTTTTGAAAAAGGTTTTTCTATTGCAGATATTATTGAAGAAGCTTATGAGAGAATTGGAATACAAGGTGTTTCAGGTTATCAATTAAAAGGTGCTAGACGTTCTTTAAATATATTATTTCAAGAATGGGGAAACAGAGGACTTCATTATTGGGAAGTAGCTAATAATACTATTACATTAGTTGAGGATCAAAGCATTTATACAATATATAGATCAACTACAGATGGCACATCAGATGATACTGCTATTTATGGTGTTTCAGATATTTTAGAAGCTTCTTATAGAAATTCTTCAAGTGTAGATTCACCTCTTACAAAAATAGGAAGGTCTGTATATCAATCTCTTGCAAATAAAACAGCTACTGGTCAGCCTTCACAATATTTTGTTCAAAGGTTTATAGATAAAGTAACTATTACCTTGTACCTCACTCCAGGGGCTTCTCAAGTTGGAGATTTTTTAAATTTTTATTACGTAAATAGAATCCAAGATGCCGGAGCCTATACTAACGATGCAGATGTACCTTATAGATTTATGCCTTGTATGGTAGCTGGACTTGCTTATTATTTGGCAATTAAATTTTCACCAGAAAGAATACAAACTTTAAAACTTATTTATGATGAGGAATTAGCTAGAGCATTAGATGAAGATGGTTCTTCTACAAGTACTTTTATAACTCCAAGAACTTATTACCCTAGTATTTAATATGACAAATTTATCTAAAGGAAAATATGCATTAGCAATTTCAGATAGATCAGGATTGTCATTTCCTTACAGAGAAATGGTTACTGAATGGAATGGGTCTTTTGTACATATGTCTGAGTACGAACCTAAACAACCACAATTACAACCTTCTATATATACTGGTGATCCTCAAGGTTTACCTAGAGCAAGACCTGCAAGAATAGAACCTGCAACTGAAAATTTATTATCTGGTAATCCTTTTTATTTTATTTCTGGAAATCAAACAGTTACTGTCACAGAACCTTCTCATGGAAGATCAACAACAGATATAGTAGTTTTTAGAAATGTTAATGGAAGTCCTGGGGGCGTGGCTTTTACAGTATTAGAAAATGCTTCCGGTTTTTCAATAACTGTGATAGATATAAATTCATATACTTTTACTTTAGGAATTAATCCTACAGTGAGTGGAAATTCAGGAGGAATGAGTGCTACAGCAGGACCTGTAACATTAACACCGTAATTATGGCATACACTTTAACAAACTTACAAGATGATATTAAAAGCTATACCGAAGTAGATGATTCAGTTTTTACTACAGGTATTTTAAATACTATAATTAAAAATACTGAAAATGCAATTTATAGAGAAGCCGATTCAGATGATAATAGATTTTATGCTACATCAAATCTTGCACAAGGAAGTAGATATGTAACAATACCCTCTGATTTAAGATTTATTAGATATGTTCAATTAACAGATTCAACAGGCAATCAGGTATTTTTAGAAAAAAGAGATACTTCTTTTATGGCAGAATATTATGCTACTCCAGGAACTCAATCTGGCATACCTCAATATTATGCTAATTGGGATGCTAATTATTGGGTGGTAGCACCTACTCCAAATTCAGATAATTTAATAACATTAGCTTATACAAAACAACCTATTAGCTTAACAGATTCTTCAGCAAGTACTACAGGTACATATACTTCTAATAAATACCAAGATTTACTTTTATATGGATGTTTACAAGGTGCATATGGATACTTGAAAGGCCCACCAGATATGTTACAATACTATGCAGGGCTTTATAAAAATGCTTTACAATCGTATGCGATCGAACAACAAGGTCGTAGACGAAGAGACGAATGGCAAGATGGTGCAATTCGGACTCCACTTAAATCGGAATCACCATCAAAATACTAAGGAGATAAAATAAAATGGCTAACATAGTACCTGACTCATTTAAATCAGACCTACTTGGAGGTGTCTTTGACTTCGATTCTGGAGGAAGCACTTTCAAACTTGCATTATATACGGACATATCTGGCTTTAGTACTTCTACAACTGCTTATACTGTTTCCAATGAAGTTTCTTCAGCTGGAACATCTTATTCCGCAGGTGGAAATACTTTAACCAATAATGGTGTGGCTGTAGCAAGTAATATTGCATACGTTGACTTTGCAGATTTAACTTTTCCATCTGTAACTTTAACAGCAACTTCGGCTTTGATTTATAAAGGCACAACTAATGAAGCTGCACTAGTATTAGACTTTGGCGGAAGTAAAACTGCAACTAACGGAGATTTCGTTATTCAGTTCCCTACTGCTAATTCTACTAGCGCAATTATTAGATTGGGCGACGCATAATATTAGAAGGATAAAGTAATGGCATTAGTAATTAACGATAGAGTTAAAGAAACTAGTACATCTACTGGAACTGGAACTATAAATTTAGGCGGTGCAGAAACCGGCTATGATAGTTTTGTTTTAGGAGTTGGAACAGGTAATTCAACTTATTACGCAATTGAATTAAATTCAGCGAATGAGTGGGAAGTAGGTGTGGGTACAGTAACCGATGCTACACCAGATACTTTATCTAGAACTACTATCATATCATCATCTAATTCAGACTCTGCTGTAAATTTTTCAGCAGGAACTAAAAATGTATTTTGTACGTTGCCAGCTAAAAAAACTATTTCACCAATTATGGATGCAACAGGTTTTGTTGTAACTCATGCATCAACTATTGATCAAGATCAAACTATAGATTCAGGTGTATTAGCAGGACCCGTATCTATAACTGGAGTACAAACAATAACTGGAACCTTGGTAATTGTATAATGAGTAAAATAGAAGTAAACGCAGTTGAACCACAATGTGGAACTAATTTAACGATTGGTGCTTCTGGTGATACTATAACTTTTCCAGCAGGAACAACGGTT